ACCCGGAACAGGTCCCCGGTGCCGGCGGTGACAGGCCAGCCGGTGGCGTCGCCTCGGCCGGTCACGAACAGGCCGCCCGGTGCGACCGCGATCGTGTGGGTGACCGCCCCAAACGGGCCTTGGAACTGGTTGGCGGCGGCGTTACCCAACACGACGTTGTTGGTGTTGGCCGCGTACGCGAACACCGCGATGGCCTTGACCTTGACGAAGGTGAGGGTGGCGCCGAACGCGTCGACCAGCGAGCCGGCCAGGTCGAGGTCGTCGGTGCCCGACGCGGCGATGGTGCGGGTGTCGGAGAACAGCCGGTCGGCCTGGTTCGCCCCGGTGCCCGAGTCCAGGGCGATCGAGCGGACGAACGAGAGGATCGACTGCTGGGTCTGCAGGTCCAGCCCACCCGTCTGGGTCGAGCCGACGCTGATGCTGACGTTGGTGCCGGCAAGGGGCATGGTGGTCTCCTAGCTGCTGGGTTGCGGGAAGTGCGATGTGACCTCGACGACGTAGGACAGGCGCGACACGGCCTTGTCCTCAACCGGGACGTAATCGCCCTGGCCCGACAGGATGCGGCTCTTGCTGGCCCCGCCGGCGATGCGCGGCTCGCGGGTGAGCAGGTCCCCCAACCAGTCGCCGATCTCCTCGCACATCTCGTCAGTGGTGCGGATCTGATCGACGGTGGCGGGGTCGGGGGCGCGGGCCACGCGGATGTGCAGCCCGACGTGGGCGGTTTCGGCGACCAGGCGCCGCCGCTCGCCGTCGACGGCCTCGTCGGCCTCGGGCTGGTCGAAGGTGACGCCGCCGCCGTAGAGGGTGATCTCCTTCGCGGTGGCCCCGTTCCACGCGTACAGGATTGCGGCGTTCTGGCCCGACAGGGGCGTGCCCGGCAGGGCGGCCACGGCGGTGATCCGGTCGATGATGGCCCGCTTCGCGGCGTAGGCGTTGGTGCTCATCAGAACGGCCCCGAGTAGCCGGCCCGCTGGTAGGCGGCGTCGATGTCGAGGTACCCGGTGGACTGCACCCCGGGGGAGGCCAGGCGGTAGATGCCGCCCTCCTGGGTGGTCCACTGGATCGCGTTGGTGGGGATCATCGCCGATGGGGCGGAACACACCTGCTGCAGCCGGCGGATCGCCGCGTCGCGCACATACAGCGGCGGCGAGTCGGTGCCGAACTCGTACTCGATGGTGATGTTGCGGGCCCCGAACCCCCAGATCCAGCCACCCAGATAGGACAGCACCCCTGCCTCGCCGAACTTCACGTCGGCGAGTTGGGCGGCGCTGAACTGGTTACCGAAGATCGACACGGAGCGGAGCTTGCGGATGGGCAGGTGCGGCACGCCCAGCTCGGTGGTGTTGTTGCCGGGCACCTGCACCCGGGCGAAGCGGGGCACGAACGCGAAACAGCCGATCGACCCGCCGGCGATGTCTTCGGCCTCCTGCTCGACCACCATCCGCTTGTCGACCAGCAGCGAGGTGGGGTATTTGGCGGCGTTGTTCCCGCCCATGGTGGCGGCCAGGGCGGCGCGGGCCTCGGCGATGCCGAACATGTACCCGCCGACGGTCTCGACCGTGTCGATGGCGGTGACCGGCACCCCGCCGAAGGTGCCGGTCCACGCCAGCGTGTAAAGATCCGGGGCCGGTGGGGCGTTAAACGTCATCGTGTACCGGCCGGTGCCGGCGCCAGCCGACGCGGCGGTGCCGGTGCCGCCCGGTGTGACCGCGGTCCCGTCGGCGTGAAACAGCGCCCAGGTGACCGGGCCGGAGGCGTCCGTGCCGACCTCGTCCACCTCGAACGTGTGGGTGAGCACCACGCTCGAGGTTTGCTGGACGCGCACGTACGCCACGGTTCTAACCCTCCGTGCTGGCCTGGTCGGTGGTGGCCTGCCTGGACGCCTTGCTCGAACGCCCGGCCGGTGGGGTGGCCTGCGCCGGCGGCGCCTCCTGCTCGGTGGCGGACTGCTCGGCGGCCTCCTCCAGCGCGGCCCGCCGGTTGGCGGCGGCTTTCTTGTGGGTCACGCCGCGGGCGGCCAGGTACTTGTCGGCGCGTTGCGCCGCGTCGGCGCTGTCCGACGCCTGCGCGTATTCGTGTTCGTTGAGGGCGAGCTCGACAAACGGGTCCTGTTTCATGGCGCTCCTATCCCGGGAAGGCGACGACGGTGGCCGTCACGGTCACGTTGGTGTTCGCGGTGTACAGCAGCCGCATGAACCGCCACGGGTAGTAGCCGGGCAGGATCTTGCGGAACGTGGCGGCGGTGGTGATCGCGGCCAGCTGTGCGACCGCCACGGTGGTCGGGGTCGCCGCGTCGGCGTAGGGGATGTTCCACCAGTCGGTGTTATCGACCGAGCCTTGAATGTCGACCAGCACCGACGGGGTGGCGCCGATGGTGGTGACGATGGTCAGCAGCGACGGGCCGACCATGCCGCCCCGGTCGAGGACGTTTGTGGAGGGCGCCGACGCCAACTGGGCGGCCGAGAGGGTGACCGCCTTGGGCGGGTTGCCGGAGGTGAGGGTGCGGATGGTCGCCATGGCTAGGCCCCCTTCGTGATGACGCCGAACCCCACCGGATGCGGCCCGGTGGTGACGATCTCCCGGTCGCCCGGGCCCTTGATCTCGGCCCAGAACTTGGGCACCTCGTTGGTGACATCCATGGCCTCGGCGATGTCGTTGAGCAGCACCAGTCCGCCCGGTCGCACCAGCGGCGCATACGTCTCGTAATCCCAGCGCACACCGCGGTAGGAATGGGCGCCGTCGATGTGCAGCGCGTCAACCGGCCGGCCGTGCAGCTGCTCAACAAGCCACGCCAACGATTCCGGGGCGTGGGAGTCTCCGAAGTGGACATCCGCGCCGTGGTCGATGAGGAACCCGGCCCGCTCCCGCAGGGTGATGCCGTACACCTCGGCGCCGAGCTGGCGCCACGCGAACAGGGTGCCGCCCATCTTGCAGCCGATCTCCACGATGACCCGCAGCGGATCGAGGGCGGCCACCTCGATCAAGGCCCCGGCCAACTCGTCGGCGCGTTGCATCGCCCCGTGCCGGTTGGTGGCCTGGGTGGCGATGCCCAGCGCGGCGGCCCGGTTCACAGTTCCACCTCGCTGATGGCGTAGTGCAGGTGCACCGGGCGCACATCCCACAACACGGTGGCCTCGGACTCGACATGCTTGTGATGCCAGCCGGCGAACTCCATGTCGCCGAAGCGGGGCGCGACCGGGGTGCCCAGGACCCGGCCGAACGCCTCGAGCAGGCCGCCGGGCAGGTACACCATGCCGAACCCGAACAGGTGCGCCGCCTCACCCTCCCGGCAGTAGCGCATCGCCATATCGCCCGGGTGGTAGCGGCGCACGTTCCACACCGGGGTGCTCAGCCCGGGCCGCTTGGGCGACGGGTACACCAGCACCGGCGCGACCAGGACCCGCTCCGGGTCGGAGCGGGCCGCCTTCGCGAACGTGACCAGGTCCTCCCGGCTGACCGCGGTGTCCCAATCGAGCTGGACGATGTCGTCGGCCAACTCGATCAGGCCCCGGTAGTCATGGCCCGCGTTGATCAGCCGGGGCGCGTCGTCGATGACGTAGTTGCGCCCCGGCGGGATGTCCGCGGGAAACGAGCGGATCAGCCGCACTCAGACCTCCTGCAGCTGGAAGCCCAGCGCCTTGGCCCGTTTCTGGGCCCGCGCCGAGGCGGTGCCCAGCCCGGCCGCGTTGTGCCATTCGTTGCACGCCAGCAGCGCCGCGCCGGTCGCGCCGGGCGGCACCGTGACCCCGTAGGTGGTGTCCTTTTTCGTCTGGCCGGAGGTCGTGGTCAGGCTGATGCCGTTCCACGCCCCCCCGACCAGAGGCTTGACCTGGCTGGCCACGGATCCGGCCTAGAAGGTCGGGGCGATCAGGCCAGTGCCGGACACCTTGCCGATCGACGAGGCGAAGCGGCGGAAGGTGTAGGCGAAGTACATGAACAGCACCAGGGTGACCGCGAGGTTCTGGACCCGGGGCTGCTCGGCGCGGATGAACTGCGGCGCGTTGGGGTCGATCCAGAGGTGGCACTCCTCCGAGGCCGCCACGTAGATCTCGTCCTCGGTGCCCGCGCCCAGCGTGGTCTGCACGTTGTTGTCGACGATGACGGCGATGCCGTTGGGCAGCACGCCGCGCACCCCGGCCCCGTAGCGCTCGGCGAGGTTCTCCCCCGCGTTCCACGCCGCCCCGATGCCGGGCTGGCCGAACATGGGCCACGAGGTTGTCATCTGACCCTGCAGCCAGTACCAGCGCCGCGAGTGCATCACGGCGATGTCGGGGATCGCGAAACCGAGCAGGGTCCCTTCGACCTGCGAGGCTGCGCCGAGGATCTTGGGGTACAGCTCCGGCCCGGTCGGGGTGGTGTCCACATAGGTGAACCCGGTTCCCACGGCCAGGGCGGCCAGGCCCGTGGTGGCCTGGGTGATCAGCGTGTTGTCGAACGTGGTGGCGAGCGAGCGCTGCAGGTCGTTCATCGTCACGTCTTCGATGCCGGTGCCCCGGTCGATGGCCTGACGGGACAGCGACTGCTGACCTGAGGCGGTCTGCACATTCTCGGTCAGCAGCGTGTCGTCCATCGAGGTGGCCGAAACCGTGTCGAGCTCATTGGCCTGCAGCGCCGTGGTCGAGCCGGTGGTGATCTGGGAAATGTTCACCGTCATGCCCGACTCGGGCAGGTCGTGGATGTTGCACGCGTCGGCGAACGGGCGCAGAGCCCTGGCCTTGGGGGCGTACATGTCGGTCAGGTACTGGGGCACGGTCAGGCCGGCGAACGCGCCGGTCCCGGCGTCGCCGGCTGCGCGCTCCATGTAGCGGCCCCGCTCGACCCGCTCCTCCTGCATGTGCCGGTACAGCCGGCCCTCAGCCTCGGGGTTGCGGTGCACGAACGCGGCGGCCACGTCCTTAAGGAACCGGGCGCCCTTGCCGGTGTTGCCCTTGTGGTAGGTGCGCTCCTCGGCGCCGACCCGGGCCACCTCGTCGTAGCGGGGCAGCGCCCGCTCGCGGGTCGCGGCGGACTGGTGGTCGCCGGCGCGGACCTCGAGCAGAGTGTCGGTGGTGCGCTCGTGCTCGCGGCCGCGTTTGGCGTCCTCGAGCTTGGAGTTGATCCCGACCGCGTCCTTGTCGCACTTCTCGACGGTGCGGTTGGCGGCTTGGATGTCGGCGGTTTCCGCGTCGGTCAGGTTGGGCCGCCCGTCGTTGCGGGCGTTCTGCAAGATCAGTTTCATCTCGCCGACGGCGCGGGCGCGACGCCTCGCGTTCTGCTCCGCCTCGACCTCAATGGACATGATCAGTTCGTCGAAGGTCACGGTGTGACTCCCTGCGGGGTTTGGCAGTGACAGACCTGCCTTTCCGCCGTCGGCTGGCTACCTCGTCCGGCCTGACCCGCCGGGGTTCGCCTGCTCGACCGTCTCCGCATGACCCGCGGGATGGACGTGCGTCAAGGACGATGCCGGGGCTGACGCGCCCCTCGTGCTGTTATCGGCTCTCCACTGAGGCGATCATCGCCTCGACACGGGTCAGGCTATACCCGCCCGCCGATCTTGGGCTGTCGCTGCCCGCGCCACGCTGCGCGGACCCCGCGGCGGCCATCTGGTCCATCGGCTGCGCGCCGGTCATGCTGGCCCCGCACTGGTCGCAGTACAACGCGTCGGTCGCGTTGCCGGCCCCGCACGACGGGCACGCCATGGTGTCCTCGTCCTCGTCGTCGTCGTCGTCGGTGTCGATCGCGATCGCGATGGCCCGCTTGCCGGCGCTGGCCGCGGCGGCTGCCGCCCGGTCGCGTTCGGTGGCGTGCTTCCAGCCGGCGTAGAACAGGTCCATGTCCACGTCGGGGCGCTGCCCGAGCTCGGACCACACGGCCCGCACCAGCGAGGCGGGCATGGCCCGGACCTGGTCGAGGATCTCCTGCTGGCGGGCGCCGATCGAGGTCCACGGGTTCGCGCCCTTGTTCACCGCCGACACGTCGCCGCGGTCGATGTCGACCTCGGTGATTTTGTAGGTCATGAAGTCGTCGGACCACCAGCCCTCGAGCAGCATGAACGCGAAGGACATTTCGGTGATCTGGTAGTCGTCGACGGCGACGATCAGGTCGGACACGTCGGTGCGCTTGCCGTTGAGGTAGGCGTCCATGCCCAGGCCGTTGTCGGTGGGCTCGGGCCCGGCCACCTTCGCCAGGATCAGGGTCGGTTGCCGGCCGGGCATCGGGATGGTCCGGGCCATGGCTAGGCCCTTGTGGTTGACCAGGAACTGCACGTCGGGGGAGTTCGCGAGGGTCTTGTCGAACGCGCCGCCGTCCATGATCTCGTCGTAGGGGCCGAACATGTCCCACATCTGGTAGCGCACGTCGGTGACCGACGCGATGCCGGACAGGTGGTGCAGCTGCTGGCCGTTGTAGGTGACCTTGTCGGCGCGCATCGTGGCCGGGAACGCCGTTTCGCGGCGCTGATCAACCGGCGGCACCGACCGGGAACCGGGGAGTCTCTGGCTGGCGGATCGGGTCAGGTAGCCGGTCTTGGCCGCACCCGCGGCGCGAGCGGCCGCCGCCTCCGCCAGCTCGGCCCGGCTGACCCGGGTGCGGACGATGCTCATGACGCCTCCCGTTCGGGGGTTCCTACTGTCGCGATGGCCTGAATCGGCATGACCCGATCGAGGATGGCCAACTCCTCGGCTGACAGGTTGCCGGGGAGCAGCTTGGGCGGGGCGTTGCTGGGCGCCTTCGCGCTCGGGTCGCCGAACAGGCGGATGAACTCGTCCTCCTGCGCGACGCTCAGCGGCGCCATGTTCTCCAGCCGGCGGGCCTCATTCGGGGTCATCCGCCGGGCCGCGATCTTCGCGTTGATCACCCGGGCCCGGGTTTCCGGGTCGAGTGCCAACAGCGCGTCGGTGTTCAACTTGACGTAGCGGGGGGCCGGAATGAGCTTGGACAGGTTGGCCTCCCGTCGACGCACGGCCGGACCCAGTTGCATGATCAGAAACTGTAGGTTGCGCTGGGAAATGGTGGCGTAGGTGAGGGTTCCGGGGGCCGAAATAGCCGCGTCGATCAGGTCTGCGGGGCACTGAAAGAACCTGGAAATGTCGGACAGGCCGAACCGGCGGCCCTCGATGAACTCGGTGCCGGCGACGTTGGCCTGGAGCATCTCGTACTCCCAGTCCTTGCCGTGCACGAACAGATCACCGTTGTGGATCATCGCGGCCCACCGGTCGCGGATGATCCCCGCCTCCTTGTTGTCGACCTTGTTCAGCGCCGTGTTTTTCAGTTTGGCCTTGGGCACCCCGGCCCCGCCGAACCAGGCCAGGGCGAAATCTTGCATCGACAGGTACTCACCGATGGCCCAGGCGCCCATCGCGATCGGAGACAGCCCCACCGCGAGGCCGGCGAGGCGGTACTGCCGCTCATGCCACACCTCCTGGGGCCCGTACTCCTTGCCGTGGATCCGGTAGCGCAGGCTGCCCGGTTTGCCCTTGTTGCTGTTTTCGCCGAGCACGGTGACCGTGCACGAGGAAATGTCCTGCAAATCGATGCGGGCCGGCAGCCCGATGCCGTTGCGTTCGGTGATCAGCCCGATGGCGTTGCCGGCCCGGTCCATGTCGACCTGGGTGGCGTAGCCCCAGTCCAACCAGCCCCAGTCCTCCCCGCCGGGGGCCTTGAGGATCGGCGCCGGCGGTATCTCAATCGCCACCTTGTTGCCGTCGGCGTCGACCCCGTCGCGGAACGTGTCCACCGGGAATGAGGCCATCAGCCCGGCCCGCAGCGCCAGACACGCCCACACCGCGCTGTGCCGCATGGCGGTGGCGTTGTTGACCGGCACCGTGCCTGTCGTCATCGGCGATGAGCGGGGGGGATCAGCGGCGCGTAGATGTTGGAGAAC